GACGATGTGGATCAGGACTAAGTAAGAAGGAAAGGCCGGCCCGTGGCGACGACATCGTGCAAGATCGAGGCAAGTCTGATAGCGAAGAACATCGCGGCACTACATTCGCGTCTGATGGAGCAACCGGACGCCACGCCAGCCGCGGCCGCAGATGCAATCCGCAAGATGCTCACGGAGATCGATCGTCAGGTATGGAAGCGGATCAATTGGCTCGGCGGTCACTACTGCCCGGATTGGGATCAGATGTGGGTGGATCGCAAGATGCCAGCGTGGGATGGCTGCACATGCGCCGTCAGACGCCGCGCCGCGAACCAGGATAAGTGAAAGGGCCGCTTTCCTGGGGCGTGTTGCCCCAAAGACTCACCAAATCAGTCTAGTATCCCGCTTGAACTCGCTCCCTGTGGCAACAATCGCCCGGATGCCCCGCGGCCGCCCGCGTCAGTAGCAGCGGCTCCCAAGCCACAAGCACGCCCGAAGATAGGATTGAGGGAAGACTGAGAAGTCAGGCATGGTCCGGCCCCAGCCTGTAGCCGGTGAAATTCCGCGCACTTCCCGCCCTTTCTGAGCATCAACGCCCGAAGACAAGCCCGCCTCACCGCGGGCCATTCGCACATGGAGAGACGCCATGGCAGCCATCAACGCCACCGCAGGCCTCCCCGAGCTGCAGAGCTATGCCAAGTGGCTGGGCCGGCTGTTCACGGCCATCGCCGCCCTGATGACGTTCTCGTTCGGCTACAGCCTCGGCGGTGACAGCGCGCTGGCCTGCTGGCTGATCGGCATCGGCCTCGCTGCGGTGACGGTGCTCGTTTCAATCCTGCTGAACTTCGTCGATCTCGCCTGGAAGGACAGCCGCCCCGTCGCCCTCGGCATCCTCGCCTTCTGGGGCGTGTGCGTGGCGGTCGAGTACTTCTCCCACGTCGGCTTCACGGTCGGGCACAGGACGGGCGATGTGCAGAAGGCCAGCCTGCAGGATGCCGCCTACGCCGGCAATGCCAACATCGTCCGCGACCTCGAGGCCAAGGTGAAGCGCCTCGAGGCGAAGCACGATTGGCAGAAGTCGATGGAGACGCCGGAGGCCTACGAGGCCAAGATCACCGGCATGCAGGGCGACCTCATCTGGAAGCGGTCGAAGGGCTGCACCAACGCCACCCTCGACGACAGCCGCGCTTTCTGCGCCCGCCTCGCCAGCCTCAAGGCGGAGCAGGCCATCGCATCCGATCGCGCGATCGTCGCCATCGAACTCAAGGACGCCCAGAAGGAGCTGATCGCCGCCCGCAAGACCTCGAACACCACGGCCAAGGGCGACAGCCACGTCTACAGCCAGACCGCCATGGTCGCTCAGATCGCCACTGGCAACCTCGCTCCGACCGCCACCGCCATGCAGTGGGCCGGTATCGGCATCGGCGCGTTCATATCCCTGGTGTTCAGCTTCGCCGGCACCGTCTGCAACTTCCTCGCCTTCAAGGATTGGGGCGGGAGCCCCGGCAATCGCACACAGCCTCATGCTCCAGAAGCCCGTGCTCCCCAGGCTGCTGCCTCTCCGGCTCCCGCCCCAACTGTCGTCTACCGTGACAGGATCGTCGATCGCCCCATTGAGCGCATCGTCTCCCAGCCCGCCGAGGTCGTCGAGCGCGTCAAGCGCATGCTCATCGCCCCGTCCGGCGGGCTCGTGCCGTTGAAGGGGTAGCATGGCGAAGAAGCCAAAGAAGCGCACTAAAGTCGCAGCGCTCGTGCCCGTCGTGGCGCGGCCTGCGGCTTCTCCCTTGGAGGAGCGCGTCGTCGCTCTTGAGCGCAAGATCGGAACTCTGGTGGCAGACCAAGACCGCGAGATCGCCAAGCTCCGAACCGCTCTCGCCGAAATGACCAAAGACCGCGACACATGGCGGATGAAGTGTGAGCATCTCCAGGGCCAGCTCAGCCAGCGTCTGCTCAACCCCTATGCTGGGTACTACTACCGATGACCGCCAACGACGCTCTCTCCACTCTCCGCCAGATCATAGGGTACTGTGGTCTGGCTCTTGTCGTTGTCGCCGCAGCCAAGTTCTTCGGCTTCAACGTCCCCATGAGGGGCAGCGTCTCTGACACCGCCCTCGTCGCCATTGCCTGCCTGATGGCACGCTGAGCACACATGCCCGCCGGCAGACCCACCGACTACAGCCTCGAGGTCGCAAAGCGCATCTGCGACCTGCTCGTCTCCCGCAAGGATGACGGCTCACCCTACGCCCTCAAGGACGTGTGCGAGGAGCTCGATCTCTGGGAAGGTACTGTCTACAACTGGAAGAACAGGCACCCGGAATTTTATGAGTTGTACGAGCGCGCGAGAAAAGACCGCGCCGAGATGATGGCAGAGGACGTGTTGCGCGTCGTGGACACCGATCCCGACCCCGCCTCGGCCCGCGTGAAGATGGACGCCCGCAAGTGGTACGCCGCCAAGCTCAATCCCAAGCAGTACGGCGACAAGGTGATGGGCGACCCCAACAACCCCGTCGTCGTCGAGAACAAGGACAGCCCGGCTGTTGCAGAGATCCGTAGCCGCCTCGATCGCCTCGCTACCCGCCTCGCAGAGAGCGCAGGCGATCGCGTCGATCAGCCCTGACGAAGCAGAGCTGCTGCTGCATGACTGGCGCTTCTGGGCTCGCCCGAACCAGCTCGAGCCGGAGGGCGATTGGGACGGCTGGCTCATCCTCGCAGGTCGTGGCTTCGGCAAGACACGCACCGGCGCAGAGTGGGTCCGGGACAACGTGTGCGGGTCAACGCCTCACTCCGGCGGGAGGTATGGCCGCGTTGCTCTCGTCGCCGAGACGGCAGCAGATGCCCGAGACGTGATGGTTGAAGGGGAAAGCGGGTTGCTCGCGACGCATCCGAAGGACCAGAGGCCGATCTATGAGCCGTCCAAGCGACGTGTTACGTGGCCCAATGGCGCGGTTGCGACCCTGTTCAACGCCACTGAGCCGGATCAGCTCCGAGGACCGCAACACGACCTCGCCTGGCTCGACGAGCTCGCCAAGTGGCGCTACGCCCAAGAGACCTTCGACATGCTCCAATTCGGGCTTCGCCTCGGCGACAAGCCCCGCCAGTGTGTTACGACCACACCTCGCCCGACGCCGCTCGTCCGCTACTTGATGAAGCAGCCCCGCTGGGTCGTGACCAAGGGCAGCACCTACGACAACCAGGCGAACCTCGCCCCGAGCTTCGTGAAGCAGATCATCTCCCGCTATGAGGGCACCCGCCTCGGCCGGCAGGAGCTGAACGCCGAGGTGCTCGACGATGCGCCCGGCGCACTCTGGACCAGGGCGAAGCTCGATGAGACCCGCCGGCGTAAGACCGACAAGCTGCCGGACATGCAGCGCATTGTGGTCGCGATCGACCCGGCAGCTTCGGCCGGCACCGAGGACGGACAGGCCGAGACGGGGATCGTCGTCGCCGGTATGGGTGTGGACGGTCGAGGCTATGTTCTGGATGACGTCTCTTGCCGCGCCACGCCGAATGCGTGGGCACGGCAAGCCGTGGCTGCTTACGACTTGTATTCGGCAGATGCGATCGTGGCGGAGACGAACCAAGGCGGCGACATGGTGGAGCAGACGATCCGCTCCGTCCGTCCGTCCATTCCTTTCATCGGAGTGCGTGCATCCCGTGGAAAGGTTACTCGCGCGGAACCTGTCGCAGCGCTCTACGAGCAGGGCCGCGTGAGCCACGTCGGCAGCTTCCCCCAGCTCGAAGACCAGATGGTGCTGTTCACGCCGCTCGGCATCGAGGGCGGCACCACGGCCGATCGCACCGATGCGCTCGTTTGGGCGCTGACCGAACTGTTTCCGTCGATGGTGCACCGCCGGGCCTGGGATGAGGACGAGCCCGATGATCGGCGTTACGGCGCAAACCGTGTGACGGGGTACTGATGGCCGACGTCATGCAGCCCGAGCAGATGCCGATGCCGCAGCAGATGCAGGCCGACCCTGGCTATGGTCAGGCCATGCCGATGCAGCCGGCTCCCGAGCCGGAGATGACGCCGGCGGATCAGAAGCTCGCGGTCCTCGCGCAGATCGCGTCCATGGACAACGTGGCGCCGCTCATCGGCGAGGACGATCTCCGCAAGCTCGGCGAGCTCGTCAAGCGCGAGTACGCGATCGACGACGCCTCGCGCTCCACATGGGTCGAGGACACCAAGCGCTCCATCAAACGCTGCAAGCAGTCGACCGAGCGCAAAACGACGCCTTGGGATGGCGCCGCCAACGTCTCCTATCCGATCATCACCACGGCGGCGCTGCAGTTCGCGGCCCGCGCCTACCCTGCCATCATCGACGGCCCGCGCATCGTCAAGGTCGCGACCAATGGCAAGGATCCGGCCGGGCAGAAGGCCCAGATCGCCGATCGCGTCTCG